TCCCTCGTCCCCGCGCTCGCCTTCGAGGAGCTCCTCGGGGATTGTGCGCCGCAGCCGTTCGGCCATCATCTTGGCGCCTGGGAAGTCGAGGTTCCCGGCAATCAAATCGCGCACCAGGGGCGCGGCGTCGGGGTCGCGCTCAAGATACGCGAGCACGCCGGCAACCGCTGCCATGCGCTGGGTCGAGAACGACGGTCCCACTTTGACGTTGATGCCGAAGCGCCCGCCACGCAGATCGTTGATGGTCTGCTCGTCGCCAGTCTCCTCGTCGACGACGGGCGCAAAGAGCTCGAGGAAGTCCTCGCTCTCGTCCTCGTGGAGTAGACGCACGATGCGCTGCGTGTCGTAGATGCGGGGAATCATGTCGACCAGGATGCGGCCGGTATGGCGTATCCCGCGCGCGAGATTATCAACGTAGGTGAATGTGTTGGTGCTGGTGCGCGCCTCCAGTTGGGCGATGGCGACACCGGATTGCTTTGCCGTGTCGGGGTCGCCGATGGAAGCGCCGAACTGCGCGACCGTGGCCTTGATGTCGTTGTCGGCCGCGATGGTCTCTTGCACGAATGCCGGCGAGAGCTCCGGGGGCCTGTCACGCTGCGGGGCGTTGAGACCTGGGACGGCGTTGTAGAGCAGGACCGCCTTATTGCCCTTGTTCGCGTCACCCCACTCGGTCAGGTGATCCTCGACCTGTTCAGATGCGGCGATATAGGGGGCCTTCGGCTGGAGTGCGGCGAGCTCCGTGGTCGCGGTTCGCCAGTAGTTGTAGGCGCGCTGCGCGTCTTTGGCGTGGCGCACGATACCGCGCATCTTCACTCGGCCACTGACGGCGAGCTCCTTGCCCGTGACCATAACGACCGGAATCCATTGCGACGGGAACTCTACCGGGCCATCGAGAATGCGGGTGCCGCCGACCCGATACCATTCGGTCTTGTGGGAGCGCACGTTGCGGGTTTTCTCAATCGTGAGGCCCGTTGCGAGAATCTCGTCCATTATCTGGTCGTGTTCGCCCTGGTCGATGACGGCGCCGTTGGAGAGCTGGACGAGGGTGCGCTTCATTGGAATGCGCCGGAAATACTCGGCGACCGCTACGTGGTCATCGGTCTGGCGAAACCATTGCCGCCAGGGCGCGAGGAACTCGGTATTCAAGTCGCCCGCGGGGAATTTGCCGGGGTGGCGCAGATCGAACTCCTTGCGCTCCATCCAGTCGAGCACGAAGCACCAGTTCATATCTGAGCGGTCGGCCTTCTTCGTTGTCGGGTCAGGCACAACGAGGGTCGGGTCGATCAGTCGCTCGATGTCGATTTGCTGCTCGAACATATCGTCGGACACGTAGTCCGTTCGGATAATCCAGTACCCGAGCCCGCCGGCGTAGACCGTCTCGAGTGCGGTGTCGTAGGCGTCCTGGGCGTTGGAGTGCTGCTCGATGTCACGGATCATCGCCTCCATCGCATCGGCGCGGCTCATCTGTTTGCCGGCCCGCGTGGTCATCTTGTCGTCACCGACATTCGAGGTGGCCGTGATATTGATGCTGATGCGGTTCTGACGACTTTCACCTATCGCCTGGTCAACGAAGGCCGGGAGCTTGTTGATCGTGAGCATCGGCCGGTCGGTGCCGCGCAGCGCCTTTGCCTCCTCGGTCCACTGGCCCTCGCCATCGAGGAATCGAACATCCTCGCGGTACTCGTAGAGATTGTGGCGCATCCCATCGAGCCCCACGTCGAGCCGGTGGCGGGCCTCGCTGGTGAGCTCCGACTCGCCGTCGGTGAGCGGCTGGAAGTGGGCGGCGGATTCTTGAATAACGACTTCGGACTTATCAGGCATGTCTAGCTTCCCATCCAGTCGCCGGCGGCGGGCACGGCGGCTCTACTTTTGCGGCCAGTGCGGCGCCGCAGCCAATTGATACGCTTTGCGGCTTCACCGAATGAGTCGGCGCCGTCGCTCGCCCAATCGTGTTCGGGCTCATCGCTCCATGTTCGCAACTTCTCGAGGTATTTCTTGTGGTAGGTCCATAAGGCATCCAGGCCAGTCTGGCAAGTATCCTTGTGGAACCGGCACACCGGAAGGGCGACCCGAACGGCCTCGATAGTCTCGTCCTTGTGCTGCACGCGAGGGTTCACGACAAACTTGATGCCGAACTTCTTGGCGCGCACCTTCTTGGATTCGCCGACCGTCCACTCGCCGCCCTCGATGTCATGGGGTGCAATGTGCTCCCCGTAAAGATAGTCCTTTTCGAGCGCACGTTTCTGAATCACCCGCGCGTAATGGGCCAATCCTTCGCCCTCGGCCTGATAGTAGTCGATGAAATGCACCGCATTCGACCAGGGCTGGAGCTGGAAGAACCAGATCGCGGTCGAATCACCGTAGCCAATGTCCCAGGCCGTATGCACCGGGAGAGCCTCGTCATGGGGAAAGCTGCCGATGTGGCCGGCGGCCTCGAGCTTGGCGAGCTCCTTGGCGTAGTAACTGCCCTCGGTCGGCGCGGTGAACGAGCAGTAATACTCCTGCTGGATCATCGCCTCCGACATATTCTCGGCGCGCTCCTCGTCTAGATCCGCCTCCGTCAGTAGGCCGGTCTCGTCGACGCCCAGGAGCTCGGCAAAGTATCGCGGATTGGTCTTGGAGAGTTTGGTGAACGTATCGTAGGTGGTCTTGCCGTGGTTGCGGCCGAACGGGGTATATATCCAAAGCGCCCAGCCGCCGTTTTCCCTGAGAATCGGCCGAATGTAATCCCAGGCCGAGGGGTTCGCGCGCTGCCACTCGGAGAACACGACGCCGACGGGGTTCGCCCCGAGAAGGCTCTCGAAGTGATCCGAGCCAACGCATTGGTAGATCGAACCGTTGATGAGCGGGATCTTCATCTCGGTCGAGTTCGCCTGCCCTTTGCGGATGGATAGCGGGAACGCCTGATCGATGCGGCGCTGGCCCCGGATATTGATGGAGTCCCACACGACCTTGCGGGCCTGGGTCGCGGCCGGGAGCATGTGCCAGTAAGTGCCGATGCGGTTGAACGATTCCGAGGCGATCAAGTTCATCGCGGTATCATCCTTACCGGCCCGCCGATGCCACACCGCCGCGGCCCGCTTCCCTCGAGCTCCTCCTCGCGTCATGTGACACCAGAGAGCTACTTGATGTGGGCGCGGGTTCCAGTCGTGGGGGATCTCTATGCCGCTTCCTCGGGCGGGGCCTCGGTCTCGCCAGGCAGTAGATACACCTTCTGGACGATTTGAAGTGGTGCGTCCTCGGTGCCGGCAATCTCAACACGGTCGCGCCAGCCAAAGCGGTTTTTCATGTTGAACACCCACACGCCCGGATTGACCGCCACGGAGCCACTCGCCGCGAGCCTGCCAAAGCGCAGCCACCAAGCCTCGGAGAGCTCGCGGCCGAGCGTGACGGCCTCGGCGAACTTCCGGTGGTACTGCTTGGACTTGGGATCGCACCAGTCGTAGACGGTTTGACGGCTCACCCTGAGATAGTGGGCGAGCTCCTTGATGCCGGCGCCCTGCGCCATGTGATGCAGCACCCGTTCTGGCATTTCCCGCGTATAGCGGGGCCGGCGAGCTATGGCTCTCGCGCCGGGAGCCTGCCGGGATAATCCCTTTCGTACTCTCGCATGACGCCCTCCGCCACGGTTCTCGCGTGCCTCGGTCCCACCAGGAAGCGGTGATACCGCGTCTCGGGAAACTCGATGGTCACAACGAACTCACCGTGGATATGTGAGTAATCGGAGCGTGTCACGCGCGCAAGATCCTGGACTCCGTAGAGCTGGAGAGCGGCCTCAATCGCGCGTTTCACAGGAACGCAATCGCCGAGCATGGTGCCCGACGGTCGCGTGGTTACGTTAGAAAGTTCCACCAGGTTGTACCGTGAGCTCCACCGGGGGCTCGGTCTCGTGAATGTGCCCTGCATCATCGACCATCTTGCAGCGGATTTTGTAACGGCCCCGCTGGTCGATGGCCGGCGCGGTGATGTCGACGACGGTGCGCGTGCCGACAACATTCAGATTCGAGAACGTCGGCCCCACCGGCTCGGACGCCCAAGTGACTGAGAAAATCGAGGCGCCGCGCAGCGGAGCTCGCCATTCGAGGAAGTGCTGCCGTTTCTCGTTGGAGCTCATGTCACTCCAAGTGCGGGGGCGGGGCGTAGCCATTCATCCAGTCCTCATAGTATGTTCAGCGTGAGCGTTCGTAGCGGCGCGACGGTCAAGACGCCGCCGGCGCCGACCGTTCCTTCGACATTTACGCCGTGCGCCACAGAGAACCCCTTGATCAGCCCGTTGATTTCAACATCCGTCAGAATCCGATTATAGGAAACATACGCGGCAATGGCGTTCTCCCATCGCTGGGAGAAGTTGACGGCGGAAAAGAACCGCATCTGCTGGTTGTCGGTAATGTCCTCGCTGACGTAGGTCACGAGCCGCACCCCATTGCGATACCAGGTCACTCGTTGGGACGTGTTGTTTGTGACAGAAGTCAGAATGTCCCACTTCGGGGTGGCCGCGCGGGGAACGTATAAGTCGCTGACATTGGCGTGGGAGCCCGTCTCGAACTCTCGAACGAAGATGGTGTAGTCCGTGTTGCCAAGCGAAGTCTGATTGCCGGCCCAATAAATATCATGCCCAAACGTGCTCACTTGGGCACTCATGGCTCTCTGATAGCCTTGCGCGTCGGTGTTGCCTGGCACTTCCAAGACGATGAATCGCGTCTGACCGGCGGGCGACGCTTCCACACACTCCGTCAATTGATTGCCGGGCCATTCGGCCTGTAACTGCGATGGGCGTGTCTCGATGATCGCGATCTGTCCGCCACCGTCATTGCCACGGAAACACCACTCTGCCTGGGCGTTGAAATCCTCCGCGCCTGCATTGAGATCGTGAGCACTCAGCGTCCCAAGACGATCCACGTTGGCATATCCAAGGTCCATCGTCCCGCCTGTGAATGGCGGGCTGGCAATCTCTCCGCGCGTCGGGAAGTCACCGACGGGATAGGCTTTGTTGATCATCGTGCCGATTTTGTCCCCCTCAATCGAAGGGTTAGAGCCACTCCAGCCGTCCACTCCGTCGTCCCGGTTCAGGAACATCGTCGCCAAGTCGTTGAAGTCATACCAGACCTGGAGGCTCGAGCCGTTCACCATGTCGCAGTAATCGAAGTCATCGAGCTCGTCCGGTTGAAGCGGCGCGACAAGGTTGACCGATGGCGGCCAGAGCGTAAGCGTCAACGTCAGAAGCGGAGCATCGACATTGAGTACGATCCCTTGGGTCGGATCGAGCAGCGTCAAGGTGAGGGTTCTCAGTGGCGCCTCTACCGAGGCACCAGACTCGCCGGCCGGCATGAGAAGAACCAACGTCAGCGTAAGAACCGGCGCTTCGACCGCTGGAGTTTGCGCGCCTGGCTCGATTGTGGGCGGGAACAGAATCAACGTCAGCGTAAGCAATGGCGCTTCGACCGTGACGGGGGGGATGAACACAAAGCCGGTGTAGTTGCCACCTGGGTACATCCGCATCCGAATCGGGGGCTCGGTCTCATGAGTGAAGCCGACCGAATCCATCAACTTGCACCGGATCTCGAAGTCGCGCCGGCGGTCATCTGGCGGGTGACTGATGTCGACCAAGGTCTTATCGCCGACGACGGTCAGATTCGAGAACACCAGGCCCGTCGGCTCCGAGGCCCAAGCAACGGAGCTCGGCATGATGGCCTCGCCGCGCAACGGACCCGCCCAATCGAGCTCGTGGTGACGAATCATCGTGGCCGTGAAATCGGCCCATACGGTCGGGTTGGCTTTCGGCACTAGCCCCGCCTCGCCTCGGTCATCGCGCTATGTGCCGTTGGGGTGATAACGGCGGAGCCGATAGCACCGTCAAGCATGGTCGAGCCGATGGCGTTCGAGAGTAGGTGCACACCCTCGCCCGTCGCGGTTTGCCGGCCGACGATGACGACAGGAGTGAGCAGCGCGAGCTCGAGCTCCAGTAACGCAGTCTCGACAATCGCGAGGCGCGGCTCGGCGCTGACGGTCGGCACGAACAGGTCGAGGGTCAGCGTCAGGAGCGGCGACGTGACGACGGCGCTGAATGCGGTCGATGGCGCGTAGAGCGTCAGCGTCTTGGTGAGCTTCGGTACCGCGATATTGGTCGACGGTGCGGCCACGACCGCCGGAACATGGAGCGTCAGCGTCAAAGTATGGAGCGGGACCGTGACGAGGAGCTCGGTCTGGACGGTTGGCGCGTGGAGCTCCAGGGGGAACGATTTGAGCGGTGCTGCGATGCCGACGCCGGTCTCGACGGTTGGAGTCCATAGCGTCAGCGTCAGGTAGGAAGTCGGAACGCCGAGCCCGCGCGATGGGGTATGCAGAGTCAGCGTCAGCGTGTGCAGGGGGACCGTGACGACGACACTCGTGACGCCTGAATGAACGCTCGGGACATGCAGCGTGAGCGTTTTCGTGAGCGTTGGGGCCGCAATAGCGCCGACGGTTGGTGTGAGCAACACCAGAGAGAGCGCGAGGATTCCCGGCTTTACATCGA